GACAGTACAAAAGAGGCACTCACCGCGCTCAGTTCGCTGCACTGCTCAATGCGCCAGCGGCTGATCACCTCCTGCTCCGGATCGGCGTCGCTGTTTCCGTTGACGAAGTTCACCGCATCCAGAAAACGGGCGTAAACCTTACGCCGGACCACCGTTCCGCCGACCAGACTCTGCAGGTCTTCCGCCATCCCCGTGACCATGCCGTGCAGGTTAGAAACCGTCAGTGTCGGACGGGCAGAACTGCCCTTGCCGTTCAGTTCAAATCCCGTCCCCTGAATGGGGTATGCCTGATACTGCCGCCCCTGCCAGGTAACCGGCTCACCTTTTTCGTTCTGCTCATTACAGAAAAAATAACGTTCACCACCGACCTCTGTCAGATCGATTTCCCAGAGCACCGCCTGGGCTGACTGAGTGAGGCGTGTCGTCTCATGATGTGTTTCCTGTGGAATATCCTGCATCAGAGCCTCCTATGCCACGACCTGTTCAAAATCTGCCGTTATGGTTACCCACAGCGCCCCCACGCTTGCCGACCATTTACGACAAACCACCCTGATCGGTTTCCAGTCATAAGGTGGCGTCCACTGAAATGCACGGACGCCACCGTGCCGTTCCAGAAAGGCTTTTAAAGATGGGTGTTCACATTTACGAACACGTATCGTCACGCTGTAAGTCGACAACTGGTTATTCAGTCCCGCCGCACGACGCTGTTCATAACCATCGCCCAGCTTCACTGTCACCACTTTCGGCTCTGATACCACATTCATATCCGGGCGCACTTTCCAGTGAAACGTCTCCATTACCGATATGCTCCACTTAACCGACCACCATCACGGGCCTGCTGTTGCATAAAGTCCGCTGCCGCTTTTTTCCCGAGGTCATAAACCGCCTTCAGGGCAGCCGGACCTATCTGCCCGTTCGTGCCATCGTTATTGATCTCGATGTTGTACTGCGGGGAAAACATCGCCATACCTGAACCCCCAATATCCGCCACAACCCCCAGCTTACCGTCAGCACCACGACGCAATGGCAGAATGGCTTCAGGTCCCGCTTCCCCCATCACACCCGCGCCTTTTGCAAAAGCAAAAAACGTCGGACGGTTAACCACCGTGCCACTGTAACGACTCAAATCAGCAGACTGATAAATCCCCCCATTGGCATTCAGGGAAAGGCTGCTGAGATCAAATCCCAGTACACTGCCAATCCCTTTTATCGATTTCATCATGGTTGCCTGCGCCAGGATTTTCGCCATATCTGACAGCACAGAAGAGGTGAAGGATTTGAAATTGAGTTTGCCGGTAGTGACAAAAGTTGCCAGGCCATTTCCCATGTTGCTGAAGGCTGACGAGAACACCTGTTCTGCTGTTTCTGCCGTATTATCTGCATCCACGGTAAAATCCTGAAATGCACGCAGGACTCCGTTTTTCCAGTTACCCTGTACAACTTCAAGCTGTTGCCAGTAACGGCGATTCTCATTCAGTTGTCGGTTCAGGCTCTCCGTCAGCGCCTGCTCGGCCTTTCTGTAGTCATCCGTGTTATATGTCCCTTTCTGCTCACTATCCCGCCTCAACTGCTCCAGCTGTTGCTGGTATTTCTGGCGAAGACTCAGTTGTACCTGATATCGCTGTCGCTGCTGATCACCCATACCCACCGTGGCGATATCCAGGTCATGTTGCTGACGCTGAGCGCGCTCTTCTTCAGCCAGTTGACTGGTCAGCTGAATTGTTTTTTTCTTCAGCTCGTTGAGTGCCGTCTGTTTCTGAAGCTCCTGCTGTTTTACATCCAGCAGCGTCAGTGCCTGAATCAGTTCATCTTTACGGGCCAGCACACTCTTTTCATCTGCCGTCAGTTTTTTCCCGTCCAGGTCGCTGATGCGCTGCTGCAGAGCCAGAAGCTGTTTACGCGCTTCTGTCATCCTTTCCGTGGCAATGCCTGCTGACTGTCTGGCAGCAGCAATCTGTCCTTCCACCTGTGCCTGTTGCTGACTGTACTGCAGCAATAACCGGGTGGCCTCATCATTACGGGTTTCGCGTGTTTTTTTCTTACCGGATGCCAGGGCTTTCTCGTAACGTTCATTTTCACGTTGTATCGCCGCATCCCTGACAGCCTGATCGGCGTACTGCATGGCATTAATACGCGCTATTTCACGCTGATTATAGCGCGGCGATTTTTTTGATACCGATTTGCATTTCATTTGATACCGCTGAAAAACGCCGATACGCAACTTATTTGATACTAAATCGGCGCTTTTCTTTTGAGTTTTAGAATGAGTTTTTAAGCGCTCATTCACTCTCTTTCAAACCAGTTTTAACTGTTTGTGGTTTTGGGTAAGGCTGGACTTTGAATAGCTTTGTGTTGAGGCGTTTTCTGGCCCTCTTGTTCAGAAACCGGATGTAACGAAACTGTCGGAACTTATGAACACTGGCTCTGTCAATATTAGCCCTCAGATGTTCACCTCGTTGTCCGCCTCGTTTAATGGCATTCCTGCAAATCTCGTGATACCACTCGCCATCAAGTTCATAGAATATTGATTCATGGCTGCCTACATAATCAAAATTGCTTGCCTGATACACGACACCAAGACAGCCACAACGCTCATCTGCAAACGACTGAACCCACTGTACCTGCGGATAAAGCTGCCTGATTAGCTTGAGCGCGTAACTGATTGCCCTTGATTCGGAGTTTCTCGGCATACAGTCATGCAGCCATAGCCGGTTAAGCTCCATATATTCTCGGTTCTGCGTACCCGTTACGACGCGTGCACCACTGTTTGGGTTAAGGGCGTAACCCCATTGCATTACGCCAACAAGTTCCCGTTCTGAAAATATGCCCAGATGAAGGTAGGAGTTATTTACGAAACGGTGGCTGTAATGTTTATTGACGATGACCAGTCTGGCCAGCCAGCAACTTATTGTCTCAACCCGCAACTCACGGGAGCCATAACCAACGATATTGTCGTTATAGCGAATAAGTTCAGGCGTGCTGATGATTCGGGATGTGACTTGCTTTCTGTTCCCCACGACAGGATTTCCTTGTGTATGTGGGGTGCTCTGTGGCGCTCGGAGATGTGATTTGATTGAGGGTTTTACAGCGCGGACATTTTACTTCCAGATAACTGAAACTGGCCCGTGCCAGTAGCTTATTGCAGTGTCGGCACCGTATGTTTCGATACATGACCGCATAACCTCCTGCTTTGTTGTTGATGCCTTTCTCATGCAATCGATCGACAAAAACGATCGATTCGATTTGTTTAATTGATACAACAAATAGATTGAAAAGTCATCAACAATGATTCAGGGAGGTGATTATTTACTTAAAGAAAACGAAGAGTTAGGTGGTGAAAACGATCATAAAATGATCATTTTATTGACTTTTTATACAGTGAAGGTAGGATCACGCGTATATGTAGTATGTTTCAAATCAACAGGATACTACATAAAAGTGAAACCCAGCATAGCTGGAACTATGCTGGGTCAATCTGTAAAAACTTGCATCAATGCTTTACTTCGAGCTCGTGGCGTATCCTATGATATTCCCCGGTCTCCTGTAAAGCAGAGATGCATAAAAAGGAGATCTTTATCATGGATGAAAGAGCCTGTTTGCCCTGCCTGTAAGACTCCCTTACAGCTCATCTATCGCCGTTCTCGATCTCAAAATGGCAAGACATACAAACCCAAAAATGCTTCCTGTTTCAGGATGCTGATATGTCCTGCCTGTTCTCCCAGGAGGGAAAATACACAAAACGTGCATTAACAAACTCACCCGGCAGGGAAACCTGCCGGTCGGTATTGTTACATCATAGTACCGTCAGTTCCGGGCTGAACCGGCTCTGGTTGCTCTACGGGTTGAGGATCATTTTCCGTGCTGTTTTCAGCCGGAGAACGGCCAACCATTCGGGCCAGCACTTCATCAACATATGCGTCGATTTGTGCCTCAAAATCCTTGCGAACCTGCGCCTTCAGCACGCGGTTCACTTCTTCAGAATAAAGTGCCTGTTTGACAAGCTCTTCAGTAACCGTGCCTTTAATCTCTGGCATGAATATTCTCCTTTTGCAGGTATATTGCCCCGTTATCAGAGCGGGGTCGGGTCGTTTGGGGATGACGGTGCCTGTGCTGTTTTACTGAGTTTTTCAGCTGCCGCATCATCAATTTTACGGCGAATATAATTTCTGATGACCTTATAACCACCGCTCACCAGATATAACGCACTGACCACAGCGCAGAAATAAAGCAGCATTGTATGAACGAATGTCATATAACCTTACCTTTGATATTGACTACATAATTCGTTATCGGGTAAAAACATCGAAGCGACTGATAACCACTCCTTCGGGAGTATTTTTATTTTCCTTTATGGGTTAGGTAGCTCCCGCCAGCCATATCATGACCGGCGGGATTTTTTTATTCTGTTACCGCTTTTTTCACTTCCACCACAATGCTGTCAATCAGCACCGGGTAAGTTGCATTTTTTGTGATATCCGTTACGCGGAGTTTGTCCACCGGGAAAGTTCCTACTGGTGACTGCGTCAGGGTAAACGCGGCACCATCCTGACCATCAATAACCGGAATAACCTGAAGGCTGTTATTTCCTGCAAAACGGAAGGCCAGCGTATGCCATTCATTATCAAATGCACCAAAGGTTCCCAGTTTCTGGTTATTTGTTGCCACTTTTGCATTGTGGTACATCACATTCAGGTCTTTTGCGTCTGTCTGGATGTAGAACGATGCCAGCAGATTATTCCCTGCATCCCCTGTCAGGGTGACACCCTGCGGCAGAGAGGAAACCGGCCAGTAAAGCCCCATGACATACTGGTTTGCCACCAGGTCGCCAGGTACTTTAAAACGACAACTGATTAAACCACCATTTTTCAGCAGTTCAGCACCAGTACCGGCATCATGATCCAGATACCAAGATGATTTACCTGTTTCCTTGGTCAGTTTCATTGCCTTACCACCTGTGCCTCCTGCATCACTGATAATTTCAGCTTTACCGCCAGCCGGCTCCCAGCCCTGGGCTTTCAGATTTCCTTCTGACTCACTGACACGATAAGACAGCAGTGTTGTGGTTACTGCTTCAGTTTCTGAAGGTGACGGCACTGGTGCTTCAGTTTCAGAAGATGGAACATCGGCTTTTACTGTGGTTCGCCCCGCATGAGTCAGAACTGCCGTGGCCAGACGGTCGGAAATAATCCCACGACGTGCCCATGAACTGAAATGGCTGGCCCGGTCCGCAGATGTCCAGGTGGCGGCACTGTTACGCCACGTTGAGCCGTAATAACCAATGGATTCAATATCCGGGTCTTCTGCCGGATTGTTGGTGGGTACATTCGCGTCATTTTCATCTGTCATTAATGGAACGAAATGAATGTTTTTATCTGTTTTGTTTTTGTAGCCGCCATAGATTGCCTGGTATGCCGGTTCATTTTTCTGTTTCCAGAAATACGTGGTATCGCCACAAATCCACGGAACGCCAGCAGCACTGCCACCGGTACACTGTTCCGCCTGTTCAGCCAGGTCTGCGCGGAATTTTTCCACCATCGCCAGAAACAGCGCGGAATGCTCCGTCGGCTTCGCATCAATATCAAACTCGCCCTGCATCCACACCACAGCAAGCAGGCGGTTTTTCGGGTTCTTCGCCAGTGCCGCTTTTGTCCGGCTGATTAAGTCCTTATACAGCGGCTTATCCACACCCCAGCGGGCTGAGTCCTCTGAAGCACCCGTGCTGTCACTGTACGTGCCGTCAGCACCCGCCGTGAATGCAGAACCACCACGGCAGCAGGGAACCAGCAGAATCCCCGCATCTGCCGGAATAAACGGCAGCAGTTTTTTGGCAATGTGAAGCCCCTGACCCACGGTGCCATATTGCCCTTTAGCCACATCCGCTTTCGGGTGATTTTTTCCACTCATATCCTGCACATCATGCAGACAGTGGTCGGCCAGAATGATGTCGTTATACTGACAGGCTTTACCTCCCGGCGTGACTGTACTGCGACGGGCTAACTGCATAATACGCGGTTCGGGGCGGTCATATGTCTCCGGCAGTGGCAGACCTTCACCGTAAGCCATACCGTTTGACTGACCAGCAAGAACCACCACGTAATACCAGGAAGGGGAGCTGGAAGCAGTTTCATTTCCTGACGGACGGGTATGTGTTTCAGCATTATCCCAGTCTGACGGTTCAGCAGTACCGGCAACATCAGCACTTAACGGAATGACCGCACCAATACCCGCTCCGGTAATTTCCACACTCGGATCACCGGATACTGGCCTTACCCACAGGCAATCCCGTGTATTAAAACTGATGAGACAGTCAGCAAATGTCATTCCTCCTTTTGTTTCGGCCGGAGGAAAGGGAGCCTCAAGAAATGCCGCTGTACCACCGGAAACTTTAACAGTAAAGTTTCCGGGCATTGATGATAGTTGAACCCATTTGGACGTCATAATAATCAGCCTGTTCCTGAATAAACTGAATTATCATATCCACAGACCGATAAACGCCATTTTGCGTTAATTCAGTAAAGGCCCAACAAAGGGAGCGTCTTATTTTTCCGAAACGCTCGCAGGATAATAACGATAAAGGGTTGAAAGGCCGATATCAAAAATAAGTGCCACCTGTCTTCGACTGACACCCCCGGCCAGTAAACGCCCGACCTGCTCGTATTGTTCCTGCGTGAGACGACGGGGTCTGCCGCCGGTTCGTCCCCTTTCACGGGCAGCTGCAAGACCAGCCCGTGTCCGTTCGACAATTAATTCACGCTCCATTTCTGCCAGCGCACCCATTATGTGAAAAAAGAAGCGCCCCATGGGGGTTGACGTATCAATGTTGTCAGTAAGACTACGAAAATTTATCCCCTGTTGCTGTAATTCATCTGTCAGCGCAACAAGGTGGCGCATACTGCGCCCCAGCCTGTCCAGTTTCCAGACCATCAGTGTGTCACCGGGTTTTAGTTTCTTCAGTGCCCGCTTCAGTCCCGGCCGCTGTGTCGTTTTACCACTCATTTTATCTTCAAAAATCTGCTCACATCCTGCACATTCCAGCGCATTTCTTTGTAAACCTGTGTTCTGGTCATTTGTTGATACGCGTATATAGCCAATCAGCATGTATTTACCTTCCTTAAAAAGAGGTGGAAAGGCCTTTTAAAGCAGATATACGGCATCCCTGAAACCTCGGTTTACGGGATACTGTAAACAGGGCCGCGAATGCCCTGCCATCGAACGGAGCGGCTGTTGCAGCGAATAAACTCGCCACTCCAAGAAATATTAATGGTGTCCCATTTGACGGAACGCAGGATATAAATATTACATCGGGGATGACGCAGTCTGTGGCTGACTCACGTTATGTTCAAAGCATTCGAAGAGGTTCAAGGTCAACGATTGGAATGCAATATAATATTTTTGAGGTTCCTGACGGATGCGTACTTACAGGGCTTGATGTCGCTGGTGATGGTAATGCAACGGTAACCGCATATTATCGACCTGTTCAGTTTCTGATAGATGGTTCGTGGAAAACAGCTTCCAGCGCATAAAAGTGCAGTAGTTCAAAAAACAGATTATCTGAATAAATATATGATGATTTTGTCTTTTCAACAAAAACAAGGTGAAATAATGGAGCTTATTAACGTAAAACGATATTACCCGGAACACAAACCCTATGGTGAGGATGTTCAGTATTTCCAGAGTGAGGACGGAAGGGATTTTTATGAATCTATCCCGCTTTTCACAAAGAAATACAAACTCTGTATTTCGCCTGTAACGGGTATTATCTGCTCTGTTGCTGAAGATGTCTCTGCTTTATATCCGGCAGGTTTTACTGTTGTTGAAGTGGACGAACTGCCGGAAGGTGTGAATATTGACGGTAACTGGCAGTTTTCTGATGGCCTGATATCAAAGGTGCCGGTAAACTGGAAGACGGTTGCTGAAAAGCGCCGCTCATCGCTGCTCCAGGAAGCCAACGAAACTGTGGATGACTGGAAAACGGAATTAAAACTGGACATGATTAGCGATGAAAATAAATTACAGCTGACGCGCTGGATGGCGTATATCCGACAGCTTAAAGAAATGCACTTTAATGATATTGCCAGTGAGGGGCATTACCAGGCGATTCCCTGGCCGGAAAAACCGGAATAATTCAGAGGGTGCATTCAGCACCCTTTTCTGTGGTTTACACTGAACTTACCGTTCTCCAGGCATTATTAATATAAATCTGAACCGGGCGATAATAGACCCCACCGATATTGTCCGCAGACCGGGAGCCGGTTTCCTGCACGTTAATTCCGGAAAGCATACAACCGGAAGGTGCGCTGTAATTCCATGACATTTCATTGCCTCCGGGTGAATGATAGCTCTGTGCTCCAAGCTGAACATTCTGTACATACCGGCCATCTGCGGTTGACTGCGTCATTCCTGACGTGATGTTGATATCCAGCGTTCCGTCAAAAGGAACACCATTAATATTTCTTGGGGTGGCGAGTCTGTTTGCTGCCACGGCGGTTCCACCCGATGGCAGGGCATCAGCAGCCTTATTTACCGTTTCCCGTAAACCGACGTTATCGATAAAAGCGCCTTTATCCGGAATGTCTGCGCCGTTCTGCTCCCTGCGCAGGTAACGGTTATCACCTTCGCTTTTGCTGTAAACATCCAGATTATTACGGGCGGTTCCCGCATTCTCCAGGTCGGCAAGGTTCTGATCCTTCGCCAGAGCATTAACGTCACCGGGACCAAGACTGTTTTTTGTGGCAAGCGCCCCAAGACCAAGATAACCACGGGCAAGACGCTGGGCTTCCGCACCGGCATCAGCAATTTCTTTCAGGTTGTTTTTCCGGGAAAAGGCATTCGCAGCGATAATGGCTTTAATGGACAGCGTAAGCTGGTTTAACTGCGCCTTATCCGGCTGAATACTGGCTTCAGCCAGAATATTCAGCAGTTCGGCCTGGAGAATATTCAGCCAGTCCTGACCAATCCAGCTGATACCTTTTTGTCCGTCACCTTCGGTAAACCAGGTGGTGGTATTACTCTGCGCCGGTGCCAGCGCAGGCATATTCGCCACGCCGGAATTATTATCAACATGGAACATTAAATATTCTCCTCTTCGTGACTGTTTGCATACACGTAAATAAACGTCTGCCATGCAGGCTTATAACGGTTCAGAATACATTCCAGCGCACCGCCTTCATAAATACGCAGCGGCGTGAGAATATCATCCAGCACATTCATATTCCGGTAGCCGGTTTCACTGTTAATCGTGACAATACTGACCCACTGTGAATCCGGTGATGGCTGAATATCTATTTCATAACCAAACTCTGCCGCAAACCGGATATAAAATTCACGGTTAAGAGAGGGTTTCATCCGGTATTTATTCCCGGCATAACGCTGACGCTCCTGAATGGTTGCGCCGGTCATATCACATTCCGGTAACCCCAGATAACGCTCCCAGTCTTCCAGCAGCAGACGGGATGAATCAGGAAAACGTTCTGCCAGCATCTGGTTACCGGTCCAGGAAACACGCTCCGTGGAATGACTGAGGCCCAGGCACAAAGCCGCAAGAACGGATGACGGCCGCTTATCCCATGCCAGCCCGTCAGGCAGCAACTGCAACAGGGCGCGCTGATGCGGGGTCAGGGTTACAGCCATGTGATTTCCCCCACGGTCAGCAACTCTGTATCTCCGGCCATCACGGACTTCAGCGGGCTGCGAACTTCAAAATCCTCCAGTCCTTTCACCCCTGCAACAGCCCGCCAGAATGATGAAGGCAATACAAGTCCACCCGGCCGCGATTCGTTATAAAGCAGGTCTGTTAATGCCTGTTTTACGGCAGCCTGATTTTCCGGCGTTTTGGGTACAATCCTGATCTCAAACGCCACCGGCTTATTGGTCAGCTTAAACACGCTGATTGTCGGCCCAAGTGGCTGACCAACGGGCTGGCCCGTCGCCGGATCATCATGACTGCGGATATAATCCGCCACCCGCTTCACATCACCTTCTCCGGGGAAAATGTCAGGGTTATTATCCTGAACAAAAGTCACACCAACACTACCCGCCTCAGGCCATTCAGGCTTACACCATGCCCGCGTCACGCCCGGTACTTCCCGTGCCCAGCGTTCAAAATCATACTGTGTTCCCCCTGATGGCGGGTTCTGTACCCGGAATACCAGCCTGGACAGCAACTCCGGCACCGTTTCCACATCCGCACCACCGGTGAGTCCCGTGCCGGTGACCGTGGCTGTCTGGTTGATGCCCGCCTGTGGCGTGATAAAGGACAGGCGGGTTCCGGTCGGGGTATTTCCAGCGCGCCCCGCACTTTCCGCCTCCACATTAACATTCAGTGTTCCGGCTTTTCCGGTCGCAGAGCCGGTGATGCGGTACACAACACCATCGCTTCGCTGAAGGAGTACGCCTTCCGTGATCCCTGCATCCGTGGTCAGCATCAGTTGTACCGGTCCGTCAGCGCGGGAAGCCGGTTTACGGATGACACCCCAGAATGCGCAGTGTTTCAGGAGTTCGGCTTCATCAGCTTCTGTCGGAATTATCTGCCGGGAGATCCAGGCCAGATGTTCATGCTCCTGTGCTGACAGACCCGCCAGTGCATACGCAATGGCATTCAGGGTGGTTTCATTCACGCCCGGCTGCGAACCGGGCAGGCGCTGGCTGATATCCTGTTGTGTCTGTGTGATCAGTTGCGCCAGTGGTAAGGGCTGATAAGGCATCATTCCCCCTTCATATCAGCATAAAAAATCATCGGATGTCTGCTTCCGTCCGGCAGGGTGATTTTCACGGAAAGCGAAAGGCGAGCATGCCCCACACGCATGGCATGACATACCACGGATGTGGCAGCACCGCTTTTATGCAGCCACGCCAGCGCTTCATCAGCATAGGCCTGTGCACGGCTGACCACGGAGGACAGCGTCTTTTCACGGCTTAACAGCCAGAGACGGGAGCCAACGGGGCGCTCCCGGAAACTGTCTCCCCACCATCCCCGACGGTCACGGGTGCCGTCAGGGATTTCATCGGAATCCAGCGCCCGCCTGTCCGTAAACAGTGAAATAATGACCGCAGTCAGCAGGCTGTTATCCGTCAGAAGATCTGCGCCGTTCAGTTGCAGGGAACCGCAACCCTGATCCCAGACGACAGCAATATCAGCCATTCTCTGGTCCTCCCGTTTTGCTGCCTTCACCGTTATCGTGATGCACATGACCTGAATAGGTGATCCCGGCAATAACCGCTTCGGACATCGTGAACGTCCCCTGTGATCTTCCGGTGCCGTCAATGGACACATTGCCTTTGACATGCAGGTTCTTATCCACTGTGACATTACCGGTAAAGTGAGCCTCCGGTGTATCCACCTGAACACCTTCATCGGCGTAAATCTCCAGCGTCTTACAGGTCACAATGATCCGGCCGTTCTTTGTCAGACGTATGCGGTGCCCCTCATGGTGATACACGCCGGTATCTCCGGCGGTAAGTCCGGTCGGGCGACTGCGGCGGTCTTCCACCACAAGCACCACGGCCTGATCCCGTTGTCCGCCAGCACAGGCCAGAAAAACTTCCGCACCAGGCAGGGGGACGCTGATTTGCCCGTACTGCTGGGGGCGTTCAACGTCATCAAAGGTTTCACCATCCATACCGGTGATTTGCACATTCTGGATTTTCAGCGTGTCCGTTGTGCCGGTCAGTACACCACGCCCGAACAGCAGACGAACACCCCGCATCACGGGGGCCAGAAGGCGGCTGATGACTTCGTCATTCATCATTGAATTTAATCCCCTGTTTTTTCATCTGTGCCCGCACGAAGGCGTCCACGTCACCCGCATTTCCGCTTCCGCTGTTTCCCGGCTCTGCCGGAACAATAAAGCCGTCACGGGGTGCCAGAATCAGACGGGTGGTTTCGCCGTGATTTGCATCCAGCGAAAACTCCACCTGACAGACAAGAAGATCACGCTCTTCCACTCCGGTACGGGGAGCCGTGACAGCCGTCAGCAGGTTGATATCCCACAACTGGCCGTTCTCCCGAAACCAGTGCCGCACGGTGGCTGTCAGGCGCACAGAGCGGGCAACCGCCCGGCGCATTTCCCGGACAGCCCTCTGGCGTGCACCGTCTGCATCAACAGCATGATCCGCCAGCACAATTTTCGGTCTGTAACGGTGGATGGCACTGTCTGTCACCGTACCAACTGGTGCGGCCAGCGTTCCGGCTGTCAGTGCATCCCCGGCATGACCACCACCACGCCCGTGCCCCCGTACACGGTATTCACTGTGGCGCAGACGGTGATCCACGTTGTGATCCAAATCCAGCAGATTTTCGCCCAGCGTCAGCGTGTCACCACGCTGACTGCCGGCCTGAGTGAAAACCAGTTCACCGGCGGCATTACTGGTTACCAGGACGCCTCTGTGTCTCGCGGCCCGTGTCAGCGCATCTGCCACGGTTTCTGAATTTTCCAGTGTGAAGGTGGAAAAGGGCCGGGCTGCCGTTGCATCATTTACCTGCCAGCGCACCGTGACCCCGAACGGAGCACACAAATCTGAAGCAATGTGCTCCAGCGTGCGGTTCCTCCACTGGCTGCCCGGATGAATGGCTGAACAGTCCACCAGGTCACCGGTTTTATCCCGTCCGCTGAGCGTGATCTGAAAACGCGTGGCGCTGATGCGCTGCCGGACCTGATCCAGCCAGCCAGTGATCACAGGCTGACCGTCAATGCGCAATTCCAGAGACTGACCGGCACGGACGGATGACGGAAGGCGTACACCGGGCATCATTACCCCCAGTTCAAAGGAGCCCGCCAGATGTTCAAGAGAGCGACGAACACTCACCGTCAGCCAGCCGGAAAAAATCTCACCGCCCAGATACAGTTCAACCCTGCTGCTCACTAATCACCTCCACTGAATGGCCTCCGGGAATGAACAGCGGATCAATAATACCGTTACGGCGCACAAAACGTTGCCAGCCGGTACTGTTCCCGGTGGCACGGTACAGGGTCACCAGTGCAGGCTCGGTGGTACGTACAGTCACTACTGTTGCACCGGGTAGCTGAACTCCCCGTGTATTCAGATCCTCTGTCAGTGCCAGTCTGGCATCACGAAGCGTCAGCGCCGTGGCGGTATACCCCTGCCCGGACAGTGTCATCACCTGCCGTTCGAGCGCTTCGCTTAAGTCACGGTTAATGCGCTGAAGATCAACTGAACTTTCCAGCCAGACAGGCCAGGTACGGTGGGCTGCGTCACTGTCCGGCAGGGTTTCCTGACTGAGAACCTGATCCAGCAGTTTTCCCACGGTCTGTGCCTGGGCCACCACGGCAGCACTCTGCATTACCGCCCGTATCAGACGAATATTCTTTTGTGCTGCCGGTGTCAGACCGATGAGAGTCTGCGGATTATCCTGCTCATCCAGCACGTAACGCAGGGAAGATAATGTCCTGTACAGTTGTGGCATTCCCTGAGAGACGGCGGATGTCGTCCGGCCGATACTGCCACCGGGCCGGGTATTCAGGCCTCCTGAAGACAGTGACGGCAGCGATGGCAGGGTGATCAGGGCACTGAAAAGCCCCGCAAAAGATGAGGCCATGCGGGAAGGTGCTGTCAGTAATGCCGTGGCATTCCCTTTCAGCGCCGTGAACGTGGCAGTAAAGGCACTGATATCCTGTACAATCCCCATGCCGGAAACGGCATTTTCCAGGGCGGACACCTTATCGCTGATGGTTTCGGTCATTGCCTGGACATCGTGCATTCCGTCAGAAATCACCGTCCAGCCCGCTTCCAGGGTTTCAAAAACCTTCCCGAGCGCGGTGGTACTCTTCTGCTCCAGAATGGCGGCCGTGTCCTGTGTGACAGCAGGTGCGGTATCATCACTTACCGGCGTGACATTAATGGTGAACTCAACCACGCCCTGTTCAGCAGCGTTATAACGACTTTCAAAGCTGTTTATCAGCACATTTAACGTGCCGTAATCCGGGTGAAGCAGCTCCCCGGCACCGGGAGCACGAAGGGCATCACGCAGACGATTTCGCTGTGTCTGAACATCATCCCCCATCACAAGTACACTGAACGTAAATTCAGCCAGTTTAGGTCCCAGATCGTCTGCACCACCGGTTTCCCGTAACGGATATTCCCGACGGACAATGTTTCGCCCGCCACGTTCGCGCTGCTCACGCCAGACGAGGAACGGCACACCACGGAACGCACCACGACCGTCACCAGAGGCCATAATTCCCTCCGTTCCAGACATTCACATCCAGTCCGTGACCGGACGTGTCATCAATATCAATACTGCGAGCCTGCCACCCTTCCGGGGCAACCAGCTCCACACGGGCAGAGGCTTTTTGTACCGCCTGTCCACTGCTTTCATCATCACTGCCCCGTAATTTCTGCCAGGCTTCAGTCAGCCATCCCCCCAGATAGTTACCGAGATAGCTGCCCACCGTAGAACCAATGGCAATCCCCACAGGTCCGGCTGCCGCCCCCAGCGCACCACCGGCAATACTGCCTGCAAGAGAGCCGACCGCTTCTCCCTTGTCTGTGGCACTGGCGCTGCCATCCAGCAGAACCGGGGCTGCCATCGCGCCAGCCCACAGGGCACCTCCACCCAGCCGGCCGGCCAGTCCACCGGCACTGCGGAAAAAGCCGGAGAAACGCCCCAGCCCCATGCGGCTACCGACAGACGAAAGTAACCCACCGGCGCGCCCCATCATGCGCCCCCAGAACCCTGCCCCACCAGAAGAGGGAGACGGTGGCACTGGGGACGGTGGCAGGGGAGGCGTGACCGGTCTTCCGCGCCCCGGTCCGCGTTTCCTGCGGCCCCGCCCCTGACGTCCGCCTGAGGATGTATCGGTCGCGCCGGTGCCGGACAGTCCTCCTGTGGGCCAGTTTGTTACAAGTACTGGCTGAACGGCTGCCGGATTTACCCCGGTAAGAAAGTTTATAAAACGTTGCCCTCGTCCCTGAGATGTGCCTGGTGGTGTTCCGGCCGGAGGAGAGCGCCGGAAAGGTGAGGTCAGGAAGGCCGCCGCTGATAATCCGTATCCCAGCAATGCAGCACCCGGACGTATAATCCCCGTTCCGACAGCCCGCGCCATTTTCAGGGCACGGGTGGCGAGATACATGTACAGCAGGTATTTCGCGGCGGTCTGTGCCCCCTGACCAATGCGATCCAGCGCATCACCATAGCCCGCATCCCGCAGAGCCTGAAGCGTGTCGCGTACCTTTCTGATCGCCTGATAAAACCCTGTCACTGCATCACGGGCATACTCAAAGCCCTGGTTCATGGCTGATGCCGTGCTTTCCGCCAGGGAATGGTAACTGCCATCAGATTTGGCACTGTCAACCCATGAAAGAAATCCCCTGAGATTACCCTTCAGTTTTTCAAATGGCCCACTGTCCATCACATCCCGGGCAAACTGGTCCCAGACGTCACCCATCATGGCCGTCAGGCCACTCCAGGAATTCATTGCGTCCTTTTGTGCTCCCCTGGCCTGTTCCGCCAGCGTCTGAAATAACAGGCGAATACTGTCCGGCCCAAGCAGCCCTTTTTCACCAAGTTTTCTGACCACTTTCTGGTCCACACCCAGACGATCAGCCAGCACGCGGTAGGCATTAATGCCGTAGGTGGCAAGAATATTTGCATCCGCCGCCTGAATACTGCCTCTTGCATACATCTGTTTCAGTTGCAGGGATGCCCCCTGTGCATCGGACAGTGACCAGCCGCCCACGGCACCCTGATCCTGAAGCATGGTGACAAAATTTCGGGCCTCCCTGTCACTCATACCAAAGCCCAGACTGGACGTATATTCCTGCATGACGCCAGCCAGCCCCCAGGTGGTTTCCTTCGCATTCTGTATTGCCCACCTGCGGACATCATCAGTTTTCGCCCGATCCCCTTTGTAAAGGGAGTTCAGGCGAATCATATAGGTTTCCATCTCCGCTGCCGGGCGAATAAATCCCCGGTTAAAGCCATATACAGCAGCACCACCGGCCAGCATTCCGTAAAGATTGCTGATCCGCCCGATGGTGCCGGTAATACTGCCCTGAAGACGGTCAAAATCAGAAGTGACATGGCGGATACTGCCCCGCACCCCGGCCAGCGTGCGCTGCATCCTGCTTCCGAGTACATCTGTTTCCTGCCCGGCACGGCGGGCAGCATTTCCCAGGCCACCCAGCCCCGCCTGGCCGGAGCGTGAGAATGCCCCCAGCTCCTGTGACCACTGGCGGGATTTGGCTGAGATATTGCCGAGCAAATCAACTATCAGAGATGCTCTGAGATTTCGGGCCATACTTACTGCTTCGTTCTGATGATTTTTTCTGTCTGTCGGCAGTGCCGGTAAAGTTGCGACAG